AGATGGTAGTAGGAACCCAGATCGTGTAAACAACGCCTTCGTTGTTAGCTGTGCTTGGGTCTTGACCGGGGCCAGATGTTGTGGGGTTAGCTGATGTATTGATTGCAGGCAAAGTCAAAGTGACTGCTGCTGCCAAAGAACCACCAACAGCAATGATGCGACCGCCGTGAGCTTCGGGGCTTAATGTTGTGCTTGTTGTGATATCAACTACAGCGGCTGGGCCTTGTTGATAAATGCCGCCCAATGAACGAACTGGGCCTTGAAACGTAGTACGTGCCATGATGTATTCCTTACATACAAGTTAAGTGCATCAGTCTGTATGTCGTCAGCCGGGACTGTCTAATGCACCGGATAAGCCCGGATTAATATGTTTATACCACTTCAATAAATCTAATGCAACAAAAAAGGGAGCCGAAGCCCCCTTTTTCTTTGCCGTTGATTAAGCACCAGCAGAGCCGAACATACCCAATGGATCTGACCAGCCAAAAGAATAACGCTCGCGAGACTTGTAACGAACGTTACCTGTATCGAAATCGCCGTCCATGGAGTTAGCCAAGGGTGAACGAACAAAGTGCTTCATGCCGTTAGGAACGTCTGTGGTCAAGAACCAAGCGTTGGTATCGGTCAAGAAGTGGTTAACGGTATAACCTTCAGAGATTGAACCGTTGTTCTTGATCGCGTTAATGTCGTTATCAGCTGTACCGACACGGAGTTCCGTTTCGAGCAAGCGGGTAGCAACGAATTGCAATGAAGAAGGAACAACCAATTTCTTGGGTTTAGCTGCGATCAACAAGCCACGCTCGTCTGTCCACAAAGAGATTTGAATGACTGCAGACTCCAAAGAAGTCTCATTCAAGTCAGCTGGTGTGGTAGGGATGTTGCTGTTAGTGCCGCCAGTGATCAAAGGATGTGATGCACTGAATAATGCTACGCCGTCACCACCAAGGTAGCTAGAGCTAAAACCGTTGTTCAACACAGCGGCGGCTTTAACTTGTTTGGTGTAAGCCATAGCACGGGCCAAAGCCTTCGTGTAACGTGCAGACAGTGAGTCATACAAGTTATCTTCGATAGCCTCTTCAGTCAAGCTGAAGCCCAAAGCAATGGTTTCGTGGTTGTATCGAGCAGTCCATGCTTCTTGTGCATTGTCATAAGCGATGGCAGAACCCTCGTTTTTGACTGGTGCGGCAGAGAAGCCAGAGAGTTTAGTCTCTTCTTCGAAGCTACGCTCTGATGTTTCAGTTTCGTAGATCTCTTTGTGCTCTTGATCGTAAGTTGCGTATTGCAGACCAAACAAAGCGTTCAGGCCGGGGAGCAACTCTTTAAGCAGTTGTGCGCGTGAAATAGCCATTTTTTACTCCTTAGATACCAGTGGTATCAGTATATTGGTGCAAGTTGAACTTGACCAAAAATTCGTAGTAAGTCGTGGCGGTTGCAGTGGCAGGGCCAGTTGCAGTATCGGGCACAACGTCAACCACACGGACGGGAAGCGTAGCTGTAGTACCGGCGGATGCTCCGTCAATACCATAGTAAGAATCACCAGTGATAGTGCTACCAGTGTTGACAGACAAAGCAACGTTGGCACCAACTAATGCGCGGCTGTAAGCTGTAGGCACTGTTGTTTGACCGCTGCTGGCCACAACTTTGAATAGCGCGTTGGGATCATCCACAACATAACCAAAAGCCAAAGCTGTGGATGTTGATGTAGCTGCGGGATAGAACTGACCCTGAACAGGCTGACCTGAAGAGTTAGTGTACGCGCAACCAACCAACACGCCAACGCTGTCGCCAGAGTTAGAGGTGGTGTTAGCTACCAAGTAACCGTTTGTGTCAATTTTGACGGTATCACCGTTCAAGATTGCGGTTGCATAAGCAGCTGCGATTGGGATTTGACGGATCGCTCCGGCGTAAGGCAAGCCATCCAATCGGTTGATTGGCTTCAGGCCATACGTCTGGGTAACGCTAGGGTATGCCATTTAAGACTCCTAAAAATTTAAGTACCTTTGCCAAAGCTAGACGAGGACTTGTTCTCCCTAAAGAGAGGCATTCTCGGATCGCTCTGACGCATAAGACTGTTATCTACAGCATCCGTCTGAGCTTGTGTTTGTCTAGCAAAATGGGCATTTCGCTGTTCCACAAATTCTTTCGGCGTCTTGCAAAGTAACAGCCCGCCAATTTCAACATTGTCTTTGTATCGACTAGCTGGATCGGCTAACAGTCTAAATTTTGGTTGCTCTTCTAAAGTAACTGGCTCCCAGCCTTCACGCAGTTTGCTTGAAAGGTTACGAGGGTCAGCTGTATTCAAATTAGCAACACGAATCCAACGATAAGAGTAGTCCGGGTGCTTGTCGGGTTCAGGTAGAAGTTCGGCCTGCTGCCACTGTTTAGGACGTTCAGCCATCAATCTATCTTCAAGTTCACGCGGTTTTCTGTTTTCAGCCATTTTCAGGCCTCCATTTCAAGTTTCGCCTTGGCATATTGCTCGGGCGTTAAATTTAGTTTTTTGGCCAAGTTCAGTTCAGATGGATTCAAACGAACCCTCTTAGGTGACGTTGTCCTTGTAGCCGGTGCTACCACCGAGCTTTTACGCACTGGGCGTGTTTCTTGTTCCGCTTCTTCCTCGAATTTCTCCGGGAACCGCTTGCGGATAGTAGCGTCAATCCTACGATAGTACTCTTGTGATGAAACCGCAACACCTTCTCTCTTTAACCTCTCATGGAGGCCAAGAGCTAAACTTGTCATTTCTTCATCTTCTCCAAACCAAGGGTTTTCCTGTTGCCAGACTTGCGCGCTGGGGTCAGGACGAACCTGTTGGATCGGTTGTGGTTGCATTTGTACAGGAGTTTCTTCCTCTTGTAAAGGCTGTGGCCTAAAGTTTTTAACTTTTTCCACTTTCAAGGTTGCTTGGGTAAGACGCTCTTGCGCTTCCATGACCTTATCAGTATCGCCAGAATCATAAGCTTCGCGGTATGCCCGCTTGGCTTCGGTCATCTCCATTTCAACAGCCTTCTGAACCGTGGCAAGCACGTTCTTCTCACTGTTATTAAGGTTTGACTTCAGGCGTTTATTCTCTTCCATTACCCGTTGGGCAAATGAAATAGCTTCTTGCTGTTCACGCAAGGCGTTTTCTTTCTCACGGCGTTCATCGTGAGCCAGCTTCTTCATCTGAATTAGCTTCTTTTTAACTTTGGTAGAGTAGTCTTCAAGCTCATCGTTGTACAGCTCTTCTTTGACTTTCTCTGGCAGAGGAGGCTTATTACGGTCTTCCTCTGGTGTGTTGTCTTCTACGTCAATAATGATCTGGTCATCTTCTTGATCGTCTGCTACGGTGACTTTTACGTCATCCTTTTCATCGGGGAATTTATATGTTTCAGCCATGTTGTTCCTTATTTACGGCGAATACCGCGAGGATCATCTACTACTCCCTCAACAGAATCGTCATTGATCACACGGAATTCTTTGCCGTGAATGACCAGTCGCGTTCCTGAATTGGGTCTAATCAAGATAAAGTCACCCTTCTTGCAGTACGGGCCCGATGGGAATCGGCTCTCGTCCTTGTAGCAATCTGGGCCCATGTCTACTACGAACAACACAGTAGTCAGGGTTTCCTCAACCATGATCGTTTCTTCCGCTTTAATGAGTCCGGACTCTCCATATTCCTTTTCTATCTCTGGGATAGCACAAAGGATTCTGTAACCAGATGGGCGAGGTAGCTGTTTGGCTTTCTCCTCTGGTTTAGTGTTCAAGATCTTGGATAAATCCACGGCCTTGGTAATGTCGAGATTTGAAATCTCACTCGTCATCGTCATCGTTTGTTACTCTTTCCTGTAGGTCTATGATGTATAAACGTGCAGTAAGTAGACCTTTCACCTCTCCGCACATCTTCTTGTACTCCGCATAATCATCAGCCTTGCCATCGGCTATTGACATTTGGAGTTGGGATACTTTGTCATCTATCTTTGACGATAGAAGTTTTAAATACTTGTCGATCATCTTTTGTTCCTCATCATTTCAGCCATCAGTTTGTTCTTCTCTGATTGGGCGTCTTGAGCCAATTCCATCTGATCTTTCTGTATCGTAGCTTGCAGGCGCGCCATATCAATTTCCTTTTGGGTCATGATCCGCTCGCGTTCAATCTGCTGTTGTGATTGTTTTAGCTGGGCATCAGTCGCATCTTTCTGAGCCTTACGCTGTGCCTCTTGCCCCTTAATCTGCAACTCTTGTTGTTGCATTTGAATAAGAGGATCTTGTGCCAACTGCTGAGCCTGTTCTTGCTGAGCCTGTGCTTGGTTGGCCTGTAACAATTGAACACTTGCCTGTGCAACTAATTGAGACAACTGAACTTCTACATCATCAGGCAACTGCTTGTTAGGCGCTGGAAGTGGCACTCCCATTTGCTTCTCAATCATTGTGCGGTAGTAGAAGCCCAAGTGCTCGGCAATGTGAGCCTGCAATGCAGCCATGATCTGGTTGGCCTGTGGGCTTTGGCCTATCGTCTTCATTATCACGGGGTCTTGCATGAACGTCTGGTGCACAGCAATGTGAGCCTGTTGGTCTTGAGTGATAAATGCTTTCAATGGTTCTCCCTTCAATACAGCCATGTTCTCGCTGATAGGATCTTTTGGCATCTCATCATCAGGCAAAGGCACCAATTTATCAGCGTTCTTAACTCCCAGTACATCCAGCATCTGTCTATGTAACTGAGGTAAGTTGTAAATCTGTGGCGCTTGCTGTGCCAGCTGGATTACCGCTTGATACTGAACAATCTTCTGCGCCATCGTGGCCGCATTGGGATCGCTCACAGGAATCACATCAACTAAATCGTAATCTGACTGCTTAGCCTTGCGGGACCCCTCTTCGGGCTCATAAGAGTATTCAGGAGGTGTGTACTCGCGAATGATGTCTCTCAAAAGTGCCAGCTCTTGCTTAAACGAATAGTGGATGCGCGCTTGAACAGCTGTCATCACTTTAAGCGATCTCTCAAGGATGGCCAGTGTCGTTCCAACTGGTGAGTTGGCAGACATATCAGCCACTTGAATGTCAGCTGCAGACGCAAACTTACGGCCTTCTTCAACAATCTTGTCTAATAAAGATGCCAATACTTGTGATGGCTCTTTGTATGGCAAAGCCATGATGTTATCGGCAATTGTCCCGCTAGGTACGTCTACATCGCGCCACTCAGCTGGGCCGATTGGTGTGTCATCTCCCTTAACCCGCAGGCCGCGAGTCTTAAATCCACCGGGAAGGTTGGCCAGAGTCCCTGCGTCCACCAGCTGGCGCAGAATTGACGTACCAGACTTGGCAAACGCTCCAACTAAATGAATCAAACCAAAACAATAGAAGCCAAAGCCGGGCACATAACCATAGTGAACGTAGTGCTGGCGCTTGGTGTGTAATTTATCGCCTTGCTTCCAATTCCTACGGATGGCCAGACACTTCATGCTTCCATGTTCAATGGTCACAATATAAGGCAGGCCGATTCCCGTAGGTTCGCCGTCTTTATCGGTGTGTTCGTAACCTGGGATGTCCAGATCTACGTTAATCTCAAGAAGTTTATAGCGGTCATCCGACAAAGCGCGGAATCCCATCTTCTCGGCGATCTTTTTCTCTACTTCATCCAACATATTGTTGGGTTCACCCAAGTCAATGTCAGCATAGAAGCCCGCAACCTGTAGTTTTCTCAGCTCATTCTCAGTCTTACGCATAACGTGCGTAACACGGGGGGATGTCTGGATATTAGACGCTCCATAAGGCACAACCAAATCTTCAGCTGGCACAAATATAGACGTCTGGCGGTCAAAGTTGGGGTCAAAGTACACCTTCTTAAAAGCATTACCCGACAATCCCAATCCCCAGACCATCCTCTCATGCTCTGGACGGAACTCTGTCATCACATCAGTCAACTGATAGTTCATATCGTCTTGAACACGGACGGCAGCGTCTTTTTTCTCAGGGGTTTCTTTGCCGATAATCTGGGTTTTCACCGGTCCCGCAGCCGGGAACGTGCTCATCATGATCTCGGCTTGGAATTTCACCAAAGCTTCTGACAATAACGGGTGGTAAACCCCGCAAGCACCAATCCAAGGGTCAGCTCTCTCTTCAATCTTCATCCCCAAGAGCTCTAAACCGTCTACATACGTCTGCATCCAGTCTTTTCTTGAGTTGACATCATCGTCATAGTCACCAACTAGGTCAGTCACTATCCCAGCCACTACTGAATCATCAAGAATTTCAACTAAGTTAGCGTCAAAATCGTCCTCATCTTCGCCGCCAATCTGAATTTCCACACCATCCATGTTAATTGTCACCTCTTCAGGGTCAACAATCTCGATCTCAATACCTTGATCGTCTTCTGTCTCAGGCATTAGGGACTCAATACCCTCTGGTGCGGCGTAAAGTGATTTTTCAATGGACATATTTATCCTTAGTAGTAAGAAACCTTGCGTCTAAACGAGCGAACTTCGTCCTCTTCGTCAGTCTGCAAGCGTATAAACCCGCCTTTTCTGAACCTTATCAGAGCTTGCGTGGATGAGTCAACCAAGTCATCATGGTCAGAGTTGGGAAATGCCGCCATCTCTTCCATTAACTCATCAGCCCAGCGCGTAGCTGGCGCCCAAACCTTACCACTGGCAAACAAATCAGATACAGAATTGATCCTCACCATCTTATCATTACCCCTAGATGGCGTAAACTCCTGAACAGGTATCCCCATCGCCCGTAATTCATAAATCAACGGCGCTCCAGAAGCCTTGGCCTCAACAATAAAAGCATCAGGCTCCCACTCCTTATAGTGGTTAAACGCCTTCTCCTTTAACTCAGGAAACTCCATCCTCTTCTTAAACGCATCTAACAAAATAATATTTGCGTCATTCTGGTTCTCGTTCAAATAGAACACCCCCCAAGTCGTACACGCCGAGTAATCTGACCGCTCGTTTTTCGTAAACGCCGTATCCCAAGACTGGATCACAAACTCACACTTAGGTGGGTCTTCGTCTTTCCACTCTTTCCACCACTCTCTCTTAACAATCGCGCCCTGCTCACTTGTAGGGCTCTGTTGATACTGGGCGTTCCACTTAGATGCTGGAAGTTCAGACTGCAAGGCTTCAAGTTCTTCAAGACTCCAAAACTCTGGCCATAAGGGTTTGCCACTAGGTAATATCGCTGGAAAGTCAATGACCTCCCAATCATCGTTCCCGTCCTTCTCTATAGAGGACTGCAAGATCCTGCCCGTCAAATCCCTCTTAGCCCAGCGCGTCATCACGACAATGATCGCTCCACCAGGCTGGAGTCGTTGGCGCGGGCCAGAGGTGTACCACTCATAAACTTTATCAAAGACAGAAGCATCACTAGACGCAAGGGCGGCTTCTTGCTCAGAGTGGGGATCATCAATAATCAATAGATCAGCACCCTTACCCGTCACCGTTCCACCAACACCAATCGCAAAGTATTCACCATTCTTATTCGTAGACCACCGCCCAGCCGCCTTACTGTCTGACCTCAAATTAACATTAGGGAATATCCTAGAGAACGGCTCACTCGCCACTAAGTTCCTAACCTTACGTCCAAAACCAACCGCCAGCTCCGCCGTATTTGAGCACTGGATAATCTTCTTACTAGGGTCCCGTCCCAAAAACCACGCCGGTAACATATAAGAAGCAAACTCAGACTTCGTATGCCGTGGAGGCATATTGATAATCAACCTCTTAATCTTCCCAGTCGCAATCTCTTCAAACTTTCTAGCCATTACCTTATGGTGCCGCCCGTCAATGAACCCCGGCCACATCGCATGGGCAAACTTATTGAAATCATCAAAGGCCTCCTCTCTCTGTTGGCTGGCTTCTAATGCGTCAAGGTCGTCAAGGTAAGAGGCTTGTTCGTTAGAAGGCATCTTAAAGAAAGTCTGTGCAGCTTCCTCGGCTTCTGTCTTCGGGAGATTTAAAGCAAACATCACCCTCCTGACAAACAAGTCAATCTCTTCTTGCTTCTCCAGTTGTTGCTTTTTGTTCAAGGCAAGTTCCTCAGTTTTAAATATGACGGCCTAACACTCCGAGCAGAATTCTTCGCCCGCCTGCATATCCCCAAGTCACACAGCTTCTTCACCACCCGATGAACATTCCCCCGCCCCCTGTCCCCAGTATGAAACATGATGTCATCTATAGACGGCCCATACCCAAAGTTCCTCCAATACTCATCTATCACAAGGAACACAGTCCTCTGCTTCTCAGTCATACACGCCCCTATACACGCATCTAGCGTATGTTTAATTGCTTCTTTATTCTTATGTATCATTGTAAGAAATCAGTAAGTTTGATATTAACAGTGTTAATTAGCTTTTGTAAGTTTCATGCAAGGTTTGAATTAACACTGTTAATTACCCCCCACCCTTTTTTGTATAGAAACACATAAGGGGGGTTATTCCTTATCAAAGTCGCTGACAACATCAGTAATTTCAGAAGGCCCCCCACCCTCTTTTTTTGTTGATGTTTGAATGAGTGAAACAGTATGTGATAGGGCGCCCATGGCAGGCGGGCCTTCGTGCGGGGCCCCGGGTGGCGTGGGGTGCGCGCTGGCCGCCTCCGAAGTGCCATCACCCCGAATTTCTTCTAATAAATCTAGCGCGTCTGCAGCTGGGCCGGCGCTGGGTGCCCGGGCCTGCAGCCTATCGAGTAGCCGGGCCCTGATGTCTGAGCTCTTATGAATGACAGTTGTTTCTTTGCGTTCTAAGAAGGCGCCCACTTCGAACAGCTGGCCAATCAGCTGCAAGGCTTTCATGCGCTGGGCCGGCGGGAAATCTTCGTCAATGGAGTGTTGCACCAGCTGTTGCACCAGCAAGGCCTTCAATTGTGCTGGTGTCCGATGTTTCTCCGCTTCAATCGCTAGCTTATACGCTTCGACCTCTCGCTGTATTCGCGTATCAGCGGCGAGCTTATACGGCGCCGTTACCATTGTGCTGGGTGCTGGCTTTGGGTTATGGCTGCGCCTATATGCTGCGGCTTTAGTCTCTCCCATGGCCAAGGCATGAGCGAAGGCTTTCATTTTGTGCGTGAGCTTTGGTGTTTTACCCTCTCCGCTTGATAGCAACGACTCTATCGGAACTTGATCAAGGCCGGCCTTTATCTGCGCGCGCGTGAGTTTCTGTGGCATGGTGTTTTCAATGGGTATGAAATAAGAACCCCGAAGATAGCAGGCCCCGGCCAACAATGCAAACCACTTGCACCAGCTGGGCCGGGCTGGTGTTATCGCATTACAGCAGCTGCAGCACCGAATAAATGCCCCGGACCAATTAACCAGGATTAAAACCGGCCAAAAATTCGACCCAAAAAAACGCGCCGCTTTGCCCCTGATTATTTGCTGCAGCCTATACGCAACGCCCGCAAAAATATTTTGCGTTATCTGTATAAAACCCCCTTGACAGACAACACATGAATTAAGAGAATGACTATTCATGTTTAACCACCACCCGAAAGGCACACTATGAAACCTCTCTACCTTATCGCTTGCAGCGGCGCCAAGCTGGACCACATCGCACCAGCTGCAGAGCTGTATCAGGGCCAAGCATTCAAGCTGGCCATGCAGGCCGCAGAGCGCGCCGGCGCCGATGTAATCATTCTCTCGGCCCTCCATGGCGCCGTAAGCACAACGCGCCAGCTGCAGCCCTACAATCGCGCCCTTACTGACATGAGCACACACCAGCGCCGGGTATGGGCTGCAATGGTTGAACAGCAGCTGCAGCAGCATAAAGGCCGGGCCGTTACTGTGCTGGCCGGTAAACACTATGCCGCAGCTGTAGAGGGCTGGCCCAATGTATCGCGCCCGCTGGCCGGGCTGGGCATCGGCCAACAGCTGGCAGCGCTTAAGAACCTAAACACCACAGTTAAAGAGCTTGAAGCGCTCGAAGAGCTGGCCCTTACCGACTACCGGGCCGAAGAGGCCGACCGCCGGGCCGCTTGGGCCGCCGGCTGGGATATTGGCAGCAGCGCCGTTTTGCTGGCCAAGGTCCGATTAGGAAAAATACGCGAACAGCTGCACGAGCTGGACCACGAAGCCCAGCGCGAAGCCCGGGCCGATTACGACCAGCGCGCCGCGCTGATGCTTGACGATGCATAAACCCACCAACTGAAAGGCAAACAATGATACTCACAACACCCGACCAGATAGCGCGCTATCGGCTGGCCACCCTGCGCGCCGCGCTTAAGCTTGAAATAGCCGGCATGAAGCGCCGGGGCCGTAGCGCTTATTCAATCCTTAAAGATGAAGGATTCACCGGCACCCGCGCCGCCGTACTGCAGCAACTTAACGAACAACTTGAAAGGTCCGATCATGAGCAAGCTTGAATTATTTGAACGCGAGACAAACACCTACCGGGACGGCTGGGCCGGCCTAGACAGCTGGGCCCATATCGGCACGGCCAAGCTGCTACAGCAGCGCATGACGCGCGAGCCCGAGGGATACGATGACGGCGGCGCCTATCTTGCAAAGGTTATCGCGCCCAGCCACTTAAAGGGCCGCGACCTATCCCGGGCCATCGCCGCGACCATGGGCGGCAGCAGCTGCAGGCACGAACACGACTGCTGTGGGTGCCCGAGCACCAGCGCCAGCGTTAAACGCACCAGCGCGCGAGAGTACAGCGTTCATTTGCGCGTGTCATACAACTATTGAAAGGCCAAAAATGAGTTATCCATTCAAGGCCGAGCAACCCGGCCACGCGCTGCCCTATGGCATAGAACACGCCAACGACCCGGAAGGGGAAACAATCCTACATTGTGAATGGTTCGCGACCGAGGCCGAGCGCGATCACCAGCTGGCATTTTGGCTGGCCTACAACGAGGCCGACCAATGAAACACCACCAACACCGACAACACTACAGCCCAGCAGCAGAGCGCGCAGAGTTACGCGCTGCAGCTGGTGCAGACTTCGCAGCCGTTTTGCTAGTGGCCGGCGCCCTGACTGTGGGCGCCCTTTTTTACTTCGATATTTTTACAAAGGGGTTTTAATCATGGGAAACAGAGCCGTTTTAACATTCAGCACCGCCGGCAACGCGCCCGCGATATATCTACATTGGAACGGAGGCCGCGCGAGCGTTCAAGGTTTTATAGACGCGGCCCGGGCGCTGGGCCTGCGCCACGCGCCTACAGCTGCAGCACAAGCCGAGGCCCTCGACCAGCTGGCCGAACTATTGGCCCGGCACTATTTCCGATGCAATGTTGGAATGACAGTCTACCGCCAGCAATACGGCGCCAGCGACCGCGACAACGGCGACAACGGAACCTATTTGCTGGGCCGTGATTTGTCCATAATCGAGCGCTTTTATAAACCCGGCCCCGATGAAATAAACCCGGCCAAAACCGCCGCAATAGCCGAGCGCATTACAGCCAGCGCCCCCGCATTTAACTGAAAGGCCCGTTATGCTTTACACATTCATAAGGAACAGCGGAAACCGTAAAACCGGCCCGCTGCCAGTTACCTACAACCTCCGCAAAACTTGCCCGCCCGGCTGCGCGCTTTATCGCACCGGCTGCTATGGTGAAGACTATTTCACGCGCATAAGCTGGGACAAGGTGCCCGCGCGCGGCGTACCAATTCACCAGCTGGCCGGCCACATTCAGAGCCTACCGCCGGCCCAAGTGTGGCGCTTTGCCATTGTCGGCGACTTACCCGGAGAGGGTGAAAAAGTAGACCCCTACGAGCTGGGCCTAATCGTGAAGGCCAACAAAGGCCGCCGGGGTTTCACCTACTCACACAAGCACACGCCAGAGGCCTTGGGCTGGATTAAACACGCCAACAGCTGGGGATTCACAATAAACCTTAGTGCAGACAATGCCGGCCACGCCGACCAGCTGGCAGACACCGGCGCCGGCCCTGTGGCCGCTGTGGTGCCCATGGACACCCCGAAGGTGAGCCACACCCCAGCCGGGCGCCTAATCGTGATCTGTGAGGCACAAACCCGCGAGGAAATAACTTGCGAGTCATGCGGCAATTTTGAGCCATGGTGCAGCCGATCAGACCGCGATTTTATAGTTGGCTTTCGGGCCCATGGATCGAAGGCCAAGCAAACCGACAAGCTGGCCCGCAAAGTCATTCCAATTTTGAAAGGTTGAATCATGCTTAAAACAATGCGCGCAAAATATCCCGGAAAGTGCAGCCTATCAGGCGCCCGCATAAACCCCGGGGACTTCATCATTTACAACACCGAAACCAAAACGGCCGAGCTGGAACCAGACGCCGACACAATCCAATTCACCAGCACCAGCCCCCGCGTGAGCGATGTTTTCAACATTTCGGGCCGCGAGTTCTACCGCAACAAGGCCGGCCGGTGCCTAGACGCGCCATGCTGTGGCTGCTGCACTATCTGAGGCCCATCATGACCGATCAAGAAATAATCAATTACTACTACGGGCCCCGGCCCGGGTTAACGCTGCAGCAGCTGGCCATCATGACGGGCCGCACCACCGCGCAGCTGTGCAAAATTTTATTTGACTGAGGCCCATCATGAAACAAACTGAGCAAACCTACATCAAAGCCGGCTACACAGTCGCTCGGGCCATACGGGCTAAAAACGCAGCGCGCGCCCGGGCTGCAATCCAAAATTATGATTTTCTGCTGGCCCTTGAATCGAAGGCCGACAGGGACGAGGCCCGGCGCCTTTATGTGCGCGGATATAACGAAGGCCAGCACTAACCCACCACCACCGACCACGCACCGGCCCCCGGGCCGGACAGGCCGCCCGCAAGACCAGCATACAAGCTGGCAGCATGAGGCTATTTATAGAAGTATTCCAGCCAGTAGAACGAGGCTATTCCTAATTAACAATGTTAATTAACTCAACAAAACGGAGATTTTTAAATGCCAAATTGGTGCTCAAATTCATTAAAAATTGTCGCAACAAATACCGACTCAGAGAACAAACTAGCGCAGATTGTGCAAGAGCTGGCGCGCGCTGTTGCCGCGAAAGAAAACCCCGCGATCTTTCAAATGATCCGCCCGGTGCCTGAAGACCTGAAAATTACAGCCGGGTTTCTCGGCAAAGGCACCCCCGAACAGGCCGAACTTGAAACTTTAGAGGCCGACAATCTAAAGCATTACGGCTATAAAAATTGGCATGGTTTCTGTATGGCAGAGTGGGGAACCAAGTGGGACATGAGTATTGCAGACAGCCCCGAGGTTTACGAGATCGAGGGCAACGCCGTGACAATCTACTTTGACACAGCTTGGAGCCCACCTGAGGGCATCTATCACGCCTTAGAGGCCATGGGATTCAAGGTCGAGGCCACCTACATAGAGCAGGGCATGGGTTACATTGGTTATTACAGGGACGGGGTAGATTTTTGCACAGACATGGCACAGCTGCACCCAGTAACCGACAACGAAGAAGATGAAGACGAGTTCTTTCACCTATGCCAAAACATAGACAAGTTCTTTGAAGATGCTGGCTTCGATCACTCACCACCTAACTTTGGAGGTTAATCATGAAAACAACTATTCAAGCAGAAAATTGGGGCCTATCATTCAAGGGCAGCCCAGAGGGCGCCAAGTATGTCATTGAGCTATTTAGTGAGGCCTTTTATTCTGATGGTAAAGACGCCCCAAATTTTATCCGGGATTTTATTTTCAACATTGAAGTGGCCCTGCAAGATGCTGGCTACCTTGATCAAGACTTTAACGAGACAAAACCATGATCACCAAAGAAGATGTAGAAGACTCGATCACTTACAAACTAACCGGGGCCCTGATGCTGGCGGCAAGTATTCTGTCTGATGCACAGGAGTTGCTGGCTGTAGGGGACCGGGCCCGGGCCAACGAGCATATCAATGACGCCAAGCGCGTGATCTTTATGGTCATGGATAACGAGCTGGACCCCGGCATTCGCAAAGAACTATAAAAACCCGCGCAGGGATTCGGCAGCCAACTGGGTGCCAATCCTCTGCTCGGCATCATTGAAGTCCTCTCCAGCCTCGCCTAACCAATAGAACGAGGCTATTTTTTTGGCTGTGCCCACGCCCATTGCATCGTTGTCAGCGATCACCAAAGGGTTCCTTAAACTCTTAGCCACTTCAAGCATATTCCCCGCAGAGAAACACACATGAATCGTATAGCGCTCGCGCAAATACTTCATGGCCCTACGCACAGACATACCCGTGGCAAACCCCTCACACAGAATATTGCGGCCCTTGTTGTCAATGATCAGACTGGCCCCCTTGGTCTGCTGCCCTGACAGAAAGCGCTTTGTGCCGTCTTCCTGAATGAGCTGGCAGCCAACCAAATGCTGACCAATCCTCATCGGCAGAACAAGCAGGCCATTCCAAACCAATCCCTTATCGGGGAAACCCTTGCGAATCAAATAGGGGTGTTGCTGTTTAAGGGCATTGTTCAGGATAAATGCGGCCTTGTCTGCAGCCTTACGCTGACGCAGCTCATGTTCGCGCTTGGCCTCTTCCCTCTTGGCCGCAGCATGAGGGTCGGGTATAAACGGCTCGCTGGATTTATAAAGTATATGCCGATCATGCACAGCGAAGTTAATGATCGCGCCCTTGTGGCCATCAAAGATGTAGGCGCCGTTCTGCTTCCGAGGGTGATCATCAGTCCCAACACGCACCCAGCGATCCAAGATTAGATCTTTAATCATGAGGCCATGATCCCTTGCGAATTCTTCGAATGTCATTTGTTGGCCTTCGATTTTACCCAAGCAATGTTGCGTGACTTAATCCACGCGCTTGTCTTGTACGATATAGGAGCGGGATTTGTATGCAGCCCACGGGGATAGGCGCCATACTTTTCTTTGTACTTAACAGCCGCATAGCCCTCTTTGTATCCCCTTGCCTTGGCATAAAAGATCAGCTCAGAATAGAACTTTTGATTCTCTGACACCAGCTCGCGCTTGGTCATCTCCAGCTCTGTCAGCTGGCCGGGGACATTCAGAACTTGCTTTTGTGCTTTCTCAAACCCGCATTCACCGCAAATTCTGTCAGGCCAAACCCATAAAGTCTTACAGGCCGGGCACTTGGCTTCGGTCTTTTCCTTTTCTGTTGGCTCTTTCTTTGCTGTCTCGGCGCCATTCTGCAGCTCGGTCACGCCCTCATCAAAAAGCTTGTCCCACTCTTTTCTAAACCGAAGGTAATTACCCGAATGATCTAACCACAAACCATATTCTTTACCATCGTATGGCCGCATGATCCGGCCCATCTGCTGCACATGGCTGCTAAATGACTTAGAGAATGGCCTGGCTGACACGCCAATCATTACATCAGGCACATCAAAACCTCTGGTCAGTATGTCTGTGGCAATTAGTCCGTTGATTTTCGTATCAGGCCTGCTGAAATCCTCAATTGTCTCGGCTTTGAACTCGTCATCCTCTTTGTAACTGATCGAAACAAAGTTATAACCGCGCTCATTAAACTGGCGCACAAGGTCGCGGCCATGCTCAACACCAGAGGCAAATACAACTGTCTTGCGTGGGCCGCCAAACACTTCATTTGTTTTGTTAATCCACTCTTCGACAATGTCACCCGTAATCTTCATGCCGCGCTCGGAAACATCATCTGAAGACCATTCGCCTGCAACCTTCTTAGCGCCGGTCATGTCAATTTCTTTTGCGATAAAGATCTTAAGGGGCGCCAGCCACTTGTCCTCAATCAGTTCACTCGTAGATTTGGCACCCACAACATTGGTATAGGTGTCACCCAAACCATTGGTAAAAGGCGTTGCCGTGAGGCCGATCACCCTCATGTCAGGGCGATCTTTAACTAACTGAATGATTTGCTTGCGCTGCACATGGCACTCATCAATGATGAGCATAGACACATCAGGGAATGTGGCCCTGCTTTCTAGCGTCTGCGCGCTGCATACTTGGATCTTTTCATAGGGCCTGTAGCGCCAATGATCCGCCTGCATAACACCGTGATTGATGTTGTAGTTACCAAGGCGGGTGCTGGTTTGATTGACCAACACGATGCGGTCTAGCACCATCGCTACATTCTTGAGTTTCTTGGCCTCTTCGAGCATGATGGCCATGGCCACCTCTGTTTTGCCAAACCCTGTGGGTGCGTAAAGCAGCTGGTGTTTGTGTCCATCTACAAAGCCTTGAGCAAGCTTCTCCACGACTTCCGCTTGATGCGGTCTTAAACTAAGCATTTGATTTCTCCTACCGGGATACCGCCCGGCTTCGGTTTATTTAGATTCTAGTGCCTTTTCTGCCCTCTCAACGCGCTTCTTCCAATAAGTTAATTGCTTGATCATCTCAGCATTTTTGTTTTGGAATTCATTGCGCGATTGGGTCATGGTACGCAGCTTAAACTCAAGGTCTTTGACCTCGGCCCGCAGCGACTCAATGGTTTCTTGAACTTCTGTCCTGGCCTTCTCGGACACAGGCAATGTTCGGATGGCCAGCATATCTTTGAGCTTTGTATTCTCTTCTGATAATGCTGTGTGCTCGATAGCCAGCTCATGCATCTTATCTTCTTCGGTGTATTCGGGCTCGGGCTCGGGCGCTGCCTTGGGGCCACGGCCAGTTATATTAACGCGCTGACCATTCTTGTCTACCCGCGAAGCAGCTTCCAATCCCATGGCCTTGCGAACACGACCAACTGTCATTGACGATACATCGCAGATCAGGGCAATCTCCACATCGGTCTTCTCACCCAACTCAATGTCTTCCAAGGCCATTTGAACCACATAGCGGCGTTCTTCGGGGGTGCGTGGCTTACCGTGCTTACCATTGGCCTTCAGACAAGCCAAGAACGCATCGCGCTTGGTGCCTTGATTGACTGCGGCCTCAATGTCCAAGAACCCGGCGCGCTTATGTGCGTGGAATCTGTGGAAGCCATCGCTGGGCCAGTAAGATTTGCCGTCAAACCATAAGTCAATTGGCGGAAACTTATCTTTGCCCTCAAGCAATACTTCTGTGTAGTGCTGGACCAAGGGCTCGTCAATCTCTTTGCGGGGCTGGGTGCCGCCATCAAGGCGAATCTTTTGTAGCTTAATTCTTTCGGTCATTGTTTTCCTTTTGTTGATGCTCTTTTTGAGGCTCTGTTTGCCCAGCAGGCGGCGCAGTGCCATTTTGTGTGGTTAAGTTGGATGCCGCCCTCTGGCGGCTTCATTTCGTTGCAGTTATTGCACTCCTTGTGTTGATGTACCGGCTGCTTACCGCCAATTGTTAATTGTTGTTTTGCAAATCCATTCACTTCTTCATGCTCCTTACATAGATGGCAAAGCTTGCCGTTGTGTCTCCGCCGTTCTTCATGTTGTCAAACTCTTTGGCCACCTCTTCCAAGGTATCGTTGCGAATCTTGTTGGTGATGGGGTCAAGCTGGCGCTGAATCATCTGACGCTTGCGCCAACCCAACGCCTTCTCCCATATGTTCAATTCTTGTTCACTCATGCTGACCGCCTTTCTTCAGAATCTGCTAACACCTTGCCCACCTTACTCAAGTAAACAACATTGCTTGTGTCTTCATCAACCTCAACATCCTCTGATGGGGCAGTAAAGCCGGCTGCTGTTTTTGCCTGAAGCTTTGGTGAGATAACATTGCATTGATAGCCTGCCCACTCAAACTCTTGCAGGCCGCGAATGTGCTCTTTGACCACCGTGATCTTGTCGCCGTACTTTCTTTCGTGTTCTTTGACGTAGTGAACAATCTTCTTTGCTTGGCCGGTTGGCGTCCTGATAGTCTTGTCTCTGTCTTTGAAATAGTACGGAGTCTGGTCATTATTAACGCCAAAAGTCACGCGCTCACCATTCTTTTTAACAACCACATTCCAGCGGTTATCGCGCTCTGACCACCAGTCATGCATCGCAACAAAATAGTTCTGAGCAATGATCTTGCACTCATTAACAGATCTTTCTTCATCCTCAAGATATTCTGCTGGGCCCCATGATTTTGTATAAAAAACAGTAGCTTTCCCATTTGCCTTGCGAGAGTTTGAGCTCTTGGCTGGGACTGTGTGGGGCCTTGTCTTTAATTCATCACAGAAGCTTATGACCCCCGTCTTTCTGTTTACTGTGATGTACATATTGACCCACAACAATTTGCCATCCATATCAAAAGACATTCCAAATTGATACGGAACGCCCGTTGCCTTTGATACGTGCCAAGGCAGCTTGTTCATCTTAATTGCAAAAATAAACTTCGCGTAAAATCTCTTTTGGGTGTTAACAGTATGCTCAGACGATTGAGAAATGCACATTAAGGCCGGTAGTGGTTTGGTCACATCAACCAGCCTCTTCTCATTATCCCAATACATAAGCAGAGGGTTTGGCACATGGACGCCAAGCTTTTTTAGGCCAACGACAGAGTCTTTTGCAATCCAAGATCCGTCCATTGTTGGCAATTTAACATTGTTAAATGTGTGCTCAAGCTTATCCAGCAGCTCCGAGAAGTCTTGACGCCTTTCTTTGTTGTACTTACGGGGCTTGCGCGGCTCTGGCTTTTCCTCTGGCACCGCCTCTGGGATGGATTTAACGCTGGTGGTTCTGAAGTATGTAAACAGCTTGTTTACAAAGTGCCGAACTTTGTCTGCAAGTGAGTGTGCTAGGGCTACCATGCATTTTTCTCCTTTAGTTTCTGTTCTGCAAAATCAACAGCCAGCTCCCAGACTTGCGCTTCAGCGGTATTGAACAGTAATCCGTTCTCAAGTACGCGCTTGCCATTCCTTTCTTCATCAGTCAGGCCCTCCCACTCGCGGTCATCGAGCTGCTCCACCATGTCGCATATGCCGGCATAGCAAGTGGGGCAAAAAGCTACCGGGATAATCCCGATGTAGCCCTGAATGCCGCCTTCGTCATCTGTGAAATCACATTGGCAAACGCTGCATTCGTGGTCTGTTCCAACATGGTTAAAGCCTTCAATCATGCGTTTTTCTCCTTAAATTTTTCTTCCACCAACACCTTAAAGATGAATGTGTTCAGGTGATCGGTTGGCCAGCTGGGTAGCTGTTTGATGATTCCCAAAGTCTCGGCATTAGTCAGGTTCTTCCAACGCTTCTTGGGCTTTCTTGGCTTAAATACGGGCACCCTTGGGTCAGAGAAGAAGTCAACATTGTCAGACCATGCCGCCCAAGTAAACAACCAGCGCCACATCATGTCTTGGTTTCGGCGTTTGTATTGGTACTCTGCCATTCTCAGGCAAGCTTCTTGTCCTGGCTTCATGTGTTCTTCTCCTTTAGTTTGGCTTCAATGGCTCGGACGCAATCTTTTCTAGTTACCAAAGATTCCCAGTCAATTAAGGCAATATCTTCATCAGTCAGCCCAACCCATGTGCTCTTCGCCATTGCATCGACTGCCCTGTATACGCTGGTCTGCGTCTGATACATCATGCCGTCAATAAATCCGCGCTCGTAGTCTGGCCCTTGGTCAAGCCGTGGCTTACGCAAAACCCATTTATCGGGGTCTGTTGGGTGGTCTTCAAAGTATGCGGCTGTCATGTGTTCTTCTCCTTGAGTTTGGCTTCAATAATTTGATAAATTTTTCTCAAAGTGGATTCTGTAAAGGCTTTGTCAATTTCCTCATCCGTCAGCCCTACCCAAGGGCGAACGTAGTCTTGAATGTCATCGTCATCTAACTTGCGGGATGGTTTTCTAAAGATTAGTTTCTCTGACTCGGTTGGGTGTGGCTCAAAGTAGTAAGGCTGACCCTTGATCTTTGCTTCATGAGCTATGCGCGCAAACTCATCATCTTCTTCTGTGCGGATCATGATTCCTCCTGTAGTGAAATGGGAATATAGAAGCAGGCCTTGCTCTTGCTGTCCTGCACATTAACAACGCCGTTACCGCGCGTCTGCTCGGGGTGATCTACCCAGCGCTTACAGTTCTCACACTTGGAGCTGTAAACAACTGGCTTACATCTTGTGTATTCAGGAAGCAGAGGAGTCATTTCTCTCCTTCAGCATGGCGTCTGCCATAGAGTAGGCGTCCATTGAAAGGCCATCCATCCAACCATTTGGATCAGTTAAATCCAAATCTTTTCCTAAGAAATTAGTTATAAACGATTGCATGGCCTTGGCAGCAAAGTAATCCCTTAGATCCATACCGCCTTCACCGCCTACAGCTGTGACACGCGCTTCGTTATTAACACTGATAGTGTGGGTAGGAAAAGCTTTCATACACGACTCCAGAACAAAAGAATTCCGGCAATAAGTACCACAAAGAAGATGACAACCACCGGCCAAAATGGTTGCTTTCCATACGGCCCACTGATGGGCTCACTATCGCAGTTAAACGCTTCGTGCATCGTGCGTGGATAACGCTTTGTTGTTTCATTCATACTTGCCTCCTGTGTTAATAATATAACTCATGAATAAATCACAAGTCAACTGTTATGTTACCAACTAAAAGCCCTCTTACCCGTTGACCCTCCCTCCCCCCCCAGAGGGTAGGTGTAGGACAGTCAACGACTCTTTATCAAGGAGCTTTGCCCAGTTAGTGAGCTACCGGCCAGCCAAGCCGCCCTCCCCTGAGATCCCGATAAGGTCAGTTTTCACCGGCCCCAACGATCAACTCCCAGCGTACTAGGGTATTTGTCTTTCGACATCCTTGTTTATTCCGTTCGATTACTCTACTTGGAGGTGCGGGTCACACCGAGGTTCTGTGTTCTTTGAGTTCAGCCCATACAGGCCATTAGCTAACGCGCTCTGACGGCTGCGTTGCGGGTGAGACTGGGACTGCTCACATGAAGCAGTGTTTTCAAAACATTTCGTCCTCTCAGGGGCAACGGCGCTAACCCGTTACACAATCCCAGTCTCAAAAACAAAAAAGCCACTTACAACTGCCCCGTTGCGGTTCCCCTAGACGGGGCGAGGCAGATGTAAATGGCTTTCAAGGTTGACCGCAACGACAACAGCTCGTTTATATCAAAGATATTTGCGTTGTGCAATACCCTATGAAAAAAAAGTTTCCCATATTAACACTGTTAATATGAAAAAAGCCCCCGAGTGGTTAGTTCGGGGGCAAAGCAAACCCAACAAAGGAGAGTGGCAACTGCAAGTTACCGGAATTTATTCTACATCAATCTCCGTGAACTGCAATAAGAGCTGCATCAGCATACGCTTGGCCGGCACCCTTTTTATCCAACTCCCTCCAGAAGGGCCACATCTGTATGGCCAATGTCCTTGACGCATCTTTGTCCTGACCAGTAAGACCCGCGCGCTTCTTCCATTGACTGGGTGTCACCATCGTCACAGGTATCTCAAACGCACCAAGCACACCTTGGATCACGCCAGCTGAGTGACCGAAGGAGAACATCGAAGCCACGCCTTGGCCGGGCATACTGCCCACCAGCTCAACATACGCATGGAGCTTTTTATTCAATAGCCAGTACGGCCTGATCTTGGCAGCCAAAGCAGAAGCATTCACCCGATTGGCCGAGCCCGTCTTCATTGTTGGCATCCGGTGCCACTCAATAGGAGAGTTTGGTTCCAAAAAAACTATTGCACCAGACAGGCCGGGGTCTATTCCAATTTTGATCATATTTTTCTTTCAAAGGTATTGCAAGACATGAATATATGTGGGTACAATGTGTTGCCATTATAACCAAAGGAGATCCAGATGACAAGGCGAGAGTTTTCTTTTCAGTTTGAAGACACCACGATTTGCTTCGTGCAGCTGTACCACGACTGTTGGATTTGCAGTTTGCCCAACCTTCCAGCCGAAAGACTTAGGAAGAGACTTTTAGGTTCCGACCTTTCTGTTGACGAGCTTGACCTCTCACTAAGGTTAAGAAATTTTCTAAAGTCAGAAAACCTGACAACCATTTATGACGTAATCCAACGAACCGAAAACGAAATATTGAAGTGCCCAAATATTGGACGAGGCTCACTCAAGGATTTGAAGGCCGCCTTGGCCGCATTCGGATTTGAACTTAGGAAGTTACGCATATGATTATCACAAACAAATACAACTTACCTCAAACCTTCGTGAACATCATGAAGCGGCCTACCTACTCCAAGGGTAAGGCAAACATCTCAGCCACCGAGCTGTTGAACTCTCCGCGCATCGTCCAGCTGCGTAAACTGCACGAAGACAAGATCGAGACTGACGTTACAGAGATGGTCTGGTCTATCTTTGGGACGGCCATCCATGGCGTTCTTGAGCATGGTGCAGATGAGAACCACATGATTGAAGAGCGCTTACACGCAAAGCTTGATGGCTGGTCTATCTCTGGTGCCATTGACTTGCAGATTGTCAATGAGGACGGGACTGTAACGATCAACGATTACAAGACTACGGGCGCTTGGTCTGTGATGAACGAGAAGATTGACTGGGAATATCAGCTCAACATCTACGCATGGTTAGTTGAGAAAGTTAAGGGTGATACGGTTTCCAAGCTAGAGATCGTAGCTATCATCAGAGACTGGTCACGCCGTGATGCCGCTATGAAGGCAGGCTATCCTGACGCGCCAATTAAGGTGATCCCGATCCGCCTGTGGCCAATGGAAGAGCGCGAAGCCTTTATCCAACAGCGAATCAAAGAACACTCCAACGCACTATTTGATTTGGAGACAGGAGATGAGCTGCCATTTTGTACGCCCGACCAGATGTGGGAGAAGCCTACAACATACGCAGTAAAAAAGATTGGTAATGTCAAAGCAAGAAACGTTTGCAATACCGATGAGGAAGCTCAAGCCAAGGTGGCCGAGTATGGAAAGGATTACGAAATCATAGTCAGACAGGGAGAGAGAACGCGCTGCGCTGAGTTCTGCTCTGTCAGTAGGTTTTGTAATCAGTACAAAGAGTATTTAACAACAAAGGAAAACAATGTCAGTTCATAAGAAACTCATGCAAGCGAGGGTCAAGCTTCAGTCTGTAGAGATGAAAAAGTCTGGCCTCAATAAATTTGCCGGCTACACATATTTTGAGCTAGGTGACTTCATCCCCCACGTTCAGGTCATCTTTAACGACCTTGGCCTGTGCGGTGTCGTGACGTTTAACATTGAGTATGCCCAGCTATGCATCACCGATGTAGAAGATGGCACAGTCATTGTGATCACCAGCCCAATGGCCGCAGCCGAACTTAAGGGCGCACACCCCATACAAAATTTGGGCGCGTCACTTTCGTATCAACGCCGTTATTTATGGATGGCAGCCATGGAGCTTACGGAACATGACCCCATAGATTCCGCGCCTCCTGTAGAAGCGCCAAAGCCTGCGGCCACACAAACCCCTGCGCCAGCTCCAAAACCCGCCCAAAAGCCCGTTAAACAGCGCCCAGACCCTATTCCACCCCAGCACGTAGAACCAGACCGCTGGACGATCATCATTGACGCACCAGATGACGCAACATGGGTTGACATGATGGTTGCCGCCAATGACCTGAAGATCAGCATGGCCGAGAGTGCAGACCATCTAAAAGAGATGTTTCAAGTGAATAAACCCCAATACGACAAGCTCAAATCTTTGAACGCATCTGTCTATGCGGATGTCATTGACAAATTTTCAGCAGCTAAACGATCATTTTTTTAAGGAGTAACTAATGGACTATCCAAATCGCGGTACTTTGTGGAATAACGGCTACAAGAAAACAGACGCACAACCGGACATGAAAGGCGACATCAAGCTTGAGATTGACTTGGTCAAAGAGCTACTGGAAAACGCAGAGTCAGATCACGTTGTTATTAAGCTTAGCGCATGGCTGGGCAAGGACAAGGAAGGCAAGCGCAAGGTTAGCCTTCAGCATGACGGTTACAAGCCAGCAGCCCCTGCGGCCTCTAGCGCAAAGGACCCATGGGATGACTAAATCAGCCAAACCAAAGACCATGAAGGAATGGGAGAGGGTTTGTAAAAACCTTAACGATGTTATTTACGCTCAATACGGCAACGAAGAAAAGCTGGAAGTAAAGATTGCCAACCTTGAAGATCAGATTGGCAAGCTGGAAGAGCAGCTGACCATGTCTGTAGGCGTCATTAAATACTTGGAGTTAAAAATTGTCAGACCCGATTCAATTTGAAGCGATCAAGACGGGGCTTAAACAATCCAAGGACGGCTATATGCTGTCTTTGGCTGTTCACCCTGACGAGCTACACAACGACCTCATGCGCGACTTTGTAGGCTCGCGCTACGTTGTTGTGATGGTGCGTCTGGGTGATGATGAACAACCGATGAACCGCGAACATGAGTTTCCCGGTGATCATGCGGTGAAGCTGGCCGGCATTATGTGCCGTGATCCAGACTTTTGGGAGTGGCTGCACCAGAAACAGTGGCTGATGGAAAAGAACGAGAAGGCTTGTGCCAGTTGGATCTCATCCTACTTGGACATAGAGTCTCGCAAAGAGCTTAAAACCAACGAAGAAGCCCGCCATTTATTTAACCAATTGCGAACCAGCTTCGAAGCTTGGAGGAAAGCATGAAGAAACTAATCCCTTACAGCGTCTATTTACCCGTGGAGTATCACGACAAGATCAAGGAACTAGCCAAACAGCGTAAAGCATCTTCTATGGTGCGTGACGCTATTTGCATGATCGTTGATGGTGACGATACTTTTAAGTCTGGGTATAACAAGGCGCTCAAAGACTGTGTCAAAGAGATTGATGCCTGCAAAGAGATCGAGCACATTGCCGTTCGCGGTAAGTACTTGGCCGACTTGCTGGCCGATCAGATTAAAGAACTGGAAATGCGATGAAAGACATCACCGATCAAGTAATTGACATGGATAAAGCTTTGAGCAACGCTTTAATGAATACCGAGTGCGAAGATCCAATCGTTGCAGTCATTTCATTGAGCAAGATTCTTTGTGAGTTGCTGGTAGAGCTGGGCATGGATGACGAGGAGCAGGCAACAGCAGCTTTCCGCGACACGCTTAGAAACACCCGCAAGGAACACATTGATAAAGAGGTTCACTAATGGAAGAACATCAAGCCAATCTACGCGATCTGGCCTCCATGTTTGCCTTGGCCGGCCTCATCATCCGCAACAGGGAAGGCGATAACCTGGCCGAGGTAGCTCATGACATAGCCGATCAATGGTTAGAAGCCCGTAACAAGGAGCCCGAAGAAGGACTGGCCGCAATCAAGAAAGGCAAACGCAATGTCAGAAAACATGAGGACATACGGTAAGCGCTACTGCGCTATCTGTGAGCATTCCAAACCCCTAGACCACGGCAAACTTGTAGATCCAAAAGGCAACCGCTGGGTCTGCTATGACTGTAAACCAAATGTATCGAAACGAAAAACTACTAAAAGCCGCAAGGCTCCTGCCGTGTCAGCACTGCGGAGTGAGTGATGGAACAGTGGTAGCCGCCCACAGTAACCAGCTGCGGGATGGAAAAGGCCGGGGCCTGAAGGCGCATGACTACCGAATTGCATCCTTATGTTATCGGTGCCACATGGAGCTGGATCAGGGGGCTAAGATGGATAAGGCCCAGCGTGTTGAAATGTGGGAGGATGCACATCGCAAGACGCTGGGCCTGTTCTTTGAGCAGGGTATTATTGGCCCCGTCTAACCTGATTGTTGAAGTCAGTCATCTTCTTCAAGATTTCATCTTCCTTGCGCTTAACAGCCTCCCTTGGGGCATCCTTCTCAATCAGCGCTCTCTTTTCTTTATTCAGCTTGACGATCTGATTCTCAACATTGTTAGCCCGCTGCCACAACCTGGCCTCTGGGTTAGCCTTAACGTACTCAGTTGGGCTAACCTTGTCTTTACGCAGGCCCTTGATCTCATGCTCATGCTTGGCCATCTCTTTCACGTTCTCATAGAACCTTGATCGAGTAGCAGCTGGTGACTCAGCTTCTCCGTAGAAGCGGCCAACTATCGGCAGCTTGTAGGCCGGCACCTCTTCTTGAGTGACCGCCTTAGACTTAGCAAACTCTCCAACCTTCATGATCTCCCGGCCAACACCGCCAGTGACTTGACCGATGAAGTAATCAATCTGATCGGCGGTAGGACTGAAGAATCCCTTGGTATGCTGGGTGCCAGCTGGAGAGGTTGCCCAGTTGATTGCCTCTGCAAGCTTCTTACTGAAGAGGCTGGAGTTCTCACGCGAACGCTCGTATCCGGGCGTAGGTGCGTTGCCCTTGTCTTCCCTGTAGATTGGCCGACCAAAGGCATCACGGTTACTGTAAATGGCTGCAAACGGATCGAGGATCGTAGGCATAGCCATTAACAAAGGATTACCAGCTCCACCCAATGGGTTGAACGCATCAAACACCAAAGACACCGCGCTCATAACCTTATCGCCCGGGCCTTTGCGGCTTCTGATCATGCCGGTTTCAATTAACAATGTTTCCATGGCAAGGCGGCCAATACCGGGGAACATATTAAAGCCCAGTGGCATTGGAATAGACAAATACTTCTTGTCCGAGAATGGAATTGGAATGATGAAGTTCTTGTCTTTGACAAACTCTGGTGGCTCATCATCGTCAAACCCAGCCATGGCCAAGACAATAGCCTGCATAGATCCAAGGAACATACCGCCAAAGATAATCTTCTTACCCATAGGCCCGCGCAGTGTTTCCACCATGCGCGCACTACCCTGAATGGCAGCGTTAAAGAACGCATACAGGGAGGAGATAAGACCAGTCCTAGCACCCTTGCGGTTGAAGTTAACAGTCAGATTCTTAGCAATGCTGGCTGCCTTGTCTTCGCTTAGACCACTCTCCACGGCTACCTTAAATGCAGACAAACGCACGGCATTCTCAATGGCATCGTTGTAGTCTGACAGCCAGTCAAATACCGCATCAACAGACTTCTTGACGTTGCCACGGTTAAGGCGCTTCAGTTCTTGCTCAACAACATTACCCTTGCGAGCTGTCTCTGCAAATTGATTCTGGTAACCAGTCTGACCGCCGGCCAGTTGGAAACGCTCAAACCAATCTTGCATTTCAGCCATAGCTTCGGTAGTCGCACCCTTACCGCGCAGATCACGATAGATCGCGCGCAAGGCTGGCAGCACGTTGGCCCGCACTTGCTTTTCCTTGCCAGCAATCTCTGTCGTTGACAAGTTAAGAGAAGCAGCGCCAAGGTCACGTAAGAAGTTAACACCACCAAACACGATGTTGTACTGGGTATTAACAGACGCAAACCAGCGAGTGACCATACCGACTGTGCCAATTACATCGCCCAGTCTTTCGGTATCAAGGTTCTTAATTGACTCAACCATACGCAATGCACGGGGGTCATTGGGGTTGAAGAAGATAAAGCGGTCTTCGCCGTTAATACGGACAGGAAAGACGTTGGGGCTGTTACGCAGCAGGGGGTTAACCTGATACTTAACCTGACCAGTCTTCTTATCAAACATCGGCTGGCGCGGCTCTTGGATGATGTTCTGAGCATCTTCAGGCTTGAGGCCCAGAGAGATCAGCTCGGCTTCCAACTTATCTTTGTCTTTGATGGCGTCAGGATTGATAGCCAACCAGAAGCCAGGATTTGGATGCTTGATGGCCATGCCATACAAAGCGCGGCCAACACGGGCCTGCTCAGACCTACGCAAGGCGCGCTCACGCTGCATAGCAATATTGGCAAAGATGTCAATGACTGGCTTGTCAGAACCAACACGGCGCTTAGATGCAGAACCACGGGTAGCAAAGCCACCCATGACGCCACGGCCAGTGTGTACAAAGTCAAGGTTATCGCGCTGCAGCGGAACGTAGTTCTTGTATGTCTTATTCCACTCGTCAATTGTGTCCTGAGTCTCAAGGCCGTTGGCCACCAAGACGCGCTGAGTCTCTTTGACAATCTTGTCAACCTTGGCTGCAAGAGCCGTGAGATCTTTGCGTTTTTCTGGCGTCAACTCCGCCATGTATTTATCGGCAGCTTCATCTGAAACGCTGGAGCCAGCCTCTGGGAAGCCAGTCGGATTGATCTTAGCAATGTATGCGTTGGCTTCTTTAGCGTGGCGGTTGAGCAAGAACGTTTCAAGCTCATCCAGCGTCACGTTTTTCTCTTGCATTTCCTCAAGCACCGGGCGCATCTCGTCATTAAGAAAATCGCCAGTACGCTTGGCCAGACGGCCATGGTAGTTCTCTTCCTTCATGTAGGCGTCAAACTGCTCATTAAGCTTTTTGCCGGTGCTATTGATTGATTGAATCAAACGCTTGGTGTCGATGAGTTTGTCGCCATACTTGTAGATCACATCGTCCATGAACGACATCTCTGGGATTTCCATGTCCGGCTGGGGCGCTTCACCACCTTGGTAGTTGCGCCGCTCAATGCTTTGGTAGTCGCCTACACCTAGCATCTCATCGGTAACAAAATTACCATCAGACTTAGCCAGACTATCCAATGCGCGGATGATGGAGACGTCAGACTTCAAGCCAAACAATGATTTGATCGTTTGACCCAGCTCACGCAACCAGTTCTTAAGCTTGGAAAGTGTTCCACCTTTGACGGCCTCAAAGCGACCTTCAACAATGCGTGAACCGTTAACAGCCCAGAACTCTGATGGGTTAAAGAACTGGTACATATCCAAGGGCACGGCGCCCTGCAACAAAAGCATTTCTGCAAGCTTTACGCTGGTATTCCCGCGAGCCATGTCTTCCAAGGCCATGCGCGCATTAGAGTACGCCACGCCGGCACCCTCTGGGACGTTCACCATGGCGTGTTTATTGTCGCCAAAATTTGCATCCAACACGGCTTCAAAGTAAAGCTTCTGGACTGGGTCTTTAGTAGCTTTGGCCGCCTTTGTCAGCTGAGTCAACCAAGCTTTACGAATGGCTTGCTGAATCTTAAGCGGCATCATGCGCTCAAGATGGTGCAAAATTTCGTGTACGGTTGTAAGGTCTGAGCCACCATTCTTGAATAACGTGATGATGCGTGAGAGGTTGTTATAGAACCCGCCCGCACCTTCTCTTTTGTTGGCTTTAATGCTGATACCAAGGTCATCGACCAAAGCCTCGTTCTGCTGCATAAACCAATTAGCCAAGTCGTATGCTTCCCGCGTCAACTCACCTCTACGAACAGCTGCCGACAGTTTTTCTTGGATGTGCAAGTACCCGCGCTGGCGTGGTTTTGCGGGATTAAGCAAGTCATTTTCATAGTCTTCACGGATGGCCGCATCGGTCATTAGGACGTACATCTCGTCAGACATTTTGCCGGCCTTGCGCTGGCGGTTGTACGTTTTAAGCTTACGAATCAAAGACGGGGAACGCTTCTTCTCATCTTCCGCCATGTCACCGGCCATCTGATCAGTAAGCTTGACCAAATCATCACCAAGACTCTTGTTAATGTTGCCAGACTCATCAAACGTACCACGGTTACCAGTGGCTGACTTGATTTGCTCTGGCTCTAAAGCAATCCATACATCCTGATCTTTAAACTCAGCGCTCTTGGGGTCAGCCTTAATATGGATGCCATCTTTGCCAGCTTCTTTTAAGAACTTACGCAGGGCTTCAACTTCTTTTGCGCCAATCTTACGGCCATCGTCCACGCCGTTTTCCATCATGCGGGCGCGTCTTAACATTGTTCCAAATGTTGTGGTGTATGGGTTCTTGATAGACAAGTACACGGGATAGACCGCAGCGCCTTCACCAGTGCCAGAGTACATCTGGGCACCACCTTCGCCGGGGTTGGTGCTGAAGAAGCTGCCAACAGTATCAATAGATGGCTTACGGAACTGAGTGGTAAACATCCGGTCAAACGCCATGATGTCCCCCATACCCTTCACACCTTCGGTATCTGGACGAACGATGGTGCCGTGGTAGACAACCAATGGATTGCCGTCAGCATCTACAACCTTGCTGTCGCCAAAGAACTTCTTAAACGCTGGCGTCCCAGTCTGCTTCTCAAGACTGAAGAATCGTTCTTCCCTGCCAGCTTGTTTACGCTCGGCAACCGTCTTAGGAGCAGGCACCTGTTGCTCTGTGACGGTGGTCTTGGTCTTAGCCGGAAACATAGCCGCAGTGGCAGCTTGATTGTCTGGTAGCACAAAGATCATGCCGCCGTTGAGCGCGTCAATGTTTGGCAGAATAGACTTTAGGAATGTTTCATGTGCTGTATTGATGCAGCCGTAGCTAATACGCTTATCCTCTGCCCCGGGCGTAGCCAAACGCTCAAGCCGTTTTTCTTGTGGGTTTCCAAGGTATGCGGCATGAACAGCAATTATTCCGTTGCCGGCAGTCTCTGACAAAGCCAATGTCACGCCGCCCGCATATTCAGCATCAGGCATAGCCGCCAACGTAAACTTTCCCGCTGGAGTTATCTTGGGCCCGCCTACTAAAGACGAAACATCGCTTTCAACGTCACCAATGTCTTTACCGTACAGGGCGGTGTCTTGAACCAGCATTGACCCGTCAGCAAAGAAAACGTGCATCATGCCGTTTGGCTTGTCTGCAATGATGAATCCTTTGCCAGAAGCCTTGGCTGTGGGCGCCATTGACTCGTAAACCGACTGCGCCAACGTAGACATCTTGGCTTTTGCGTTTGCAGGGACTTCAGCTTTGACTTGCGTAGTAACAGTAGTTTTGTAAGTTTTTGGTAGGTTAAATTCAAAGTTGTTGGTCAGCGCCATTGGGTTAAGAACAACCGCAGCAGACATTACGCCAGCAGCTATTTGCCGGATGATTGCGCGAATCCTTCCGTTAACCGCCTTGGCGCCCTCGTTAATGAACGCAATGACATCTTTACGCAGGCTATCTAAAAACTCGGTGCTATTGCGCTTGGCGCCGTACTGGCTTTCTAGGGATTTAGTCTGGTCTTCGCTTAACTTGGAGGTTTGATCAGTCAGAATCTTTTGCTGCCTCTCCTCGCCAATCTCAGTAAATTCACCTTCCATGGTGTAGGGCTCAAAGCCAACCTGGCCGGCAATCTGTGGCTCTTTGGCGGGCAGCACTTCAGTTTCAGGCTGCCTGACAATAACCCTCTCACTTACGCCGCTGTCTGTCTCTTGGAACTTGAAGTCAAACTTCTTGTAAAGATTAACCAGCTGGTCAAAGTCAAGGCCAACATCTTTTTGCTTGAGGTTAACGATGGGCACGGGCTCGCCATACAGGGTTATTCCGTACTGGTCAGCAACCTTGGTAAGGTCTTTAAGAACCTGAGTGCCTTTGCCTTTGCCGCGATCCTTGGGATCAACAGCAAGCATTTCAAGGGTTAGCTCATTAGGGTTACCCATGCCGTACTGAACACGGCCCTTCCACTCAAACAATACTTGGTTAGGGCTAACAGCTATGCGCGCGCCATCCTTCTCAAATGTGCGGTGTTGTTTGCCGCCCTTGTCTGTGTAGGTGCGTGGATCATTTAGGGCCAACACTGTGTAGCCTGTATTAACAAGGCCATACGCAGCTGGGTAACTCAGGGTGTTGCCTTCAGGGGTTTCCACTTCAAAAGACGGCTCTTCGGCTGGCTCTTCAACCGCCTGCTCTTGCGCCCGTTCCTCAAGTAATTCGTCAACACGCTCATCAATAGCGTTGTCTCTGGCGTCATCTAGCAGGCCGCTTAGAGTATCCAGAACTTCGCTTGCATCTTGCTCTCTATCGCTAAGACCTTCTCGGACATCTTCTACATCATCAAGGACGCCATCACGCTCTAGCTTTTTAATGAAGCTTCGGATCTGAGCCTTGGTTTCAATGTCGCCGTTTTCAATCTTAGCAATAGCCTGACCAATTGGGCCTTCATCAATTTCAGCTTCTGCCTTGTTTCGTATGGCTTCTTCTGCCGCCTCTTCCGCCGCTTCGGTTTCAGCCTCTGTTGGCGCGGCTTCTGCAGCAGCTCTTGCAGCCCTACCTTCGGCTGCAGTCAACTCGCCTTGCAGCTTGGATATTTCTGAAACAAGAGACTTACGTTTTTCTTTGTTGAGCTCTAAATCAAGCTGGTCTTCCAAGTCTTGGAGCTCGTCTTGAATCTCTTCAACGCTTCTTTGTTTTACTACTGGCTTTTCTACCTGCTGAATTGCAGGCTTGCCTTCAAGCTCACGCAGGCGCTTGTCGATCTCAGCCATGCGAGCTTCTTGCTCTGGCGTTTCTTCTAGGCCAGCCTTGATGATCTGGAGCATCAAAGTCTTCTGCTCTTTTTTCAGGTCAGCAATCTCTTGCTTGTTGTCCTTGGGCTTCTCAACTACGGCAACGTTCTTTGGCATATTTTCAAGGACAGCAATTGCCCCATCAATATCGCCTTTTTTGTAAAGGGCACCAATTGCTTTGCGTACTTCAGAATTTGTTGTATCAAGGTAGGCAAATGCTTCTGCCCCAATTTCTGGAAACTCTTCACCCAATTCAACCGGGTTAAAAGTATTATCTTCAGCAAAGATGTCCTTCTGGCCACGGGCTGCAGCAACATCAGCCGCACGGTCACTGCCGGTCAGGGTGAACTCAGCAGCCTGTTCATCTGCCTTGGCCTTGGCTTCTGCCTGCTTGGCTAGGCGCTCGTTCTCCTTGCTTAGACGATCAATCTCGTCTTGCTTAGACTTCAGCTCATCTTTTGTGGGGGCTGTGAGCTCAAACGCTTCTCTTTCACTTGTTTCAGCAGCGCGATCCTTGTTGCTGGGCTCAGTGATCTCAGCTTTTTGATCAGCTTCTCTTTGTTCATCTGCTGCAATTTGGAGTTCACGATTCTGTTCCTCAATGGTTAAGTATTCTTTAACAAGATCTTCCGCATCCTTGACGGAATCAAAAATCATTTCAATTTCTGTTTTGGCGTCAAATGGCACATAGTCTTGACTGCCAACCGCATCTTTAATTAACTGAGCTGATTCAGCTGCATCAAAGTTATTTGCGTCATGGCGTTTGTCTGGTGGCAAGAATGCGTCCAATGCCCCATCATCAACCAAGTCAACAATGTAGGCGCCATTGCCATTACCCTGAGTGATTTGTAACCTACGCTGACCAAGATTTGGTTTCTTACCAAAAATCTCGCGAACCTCTTCTGGGTTTAATGAGCCAGTAAGGGCGCTCCACAAGCTTCCAGGCTTGGCGCGCATTTTATTAACAGTCTTAACGGACTGATCAACCCTTGCTTTTGCTTCAATAAATTCTTTAGGTTGCGTGGCTTTACCGCCCATGACGCCAAACGATTCATCGGGCTCAAGCTCAGTAGGCTCTTCTTGGCGAGCCGATTTCTTGCGCTTATCCAAGCCTTCTAGTGTCTGGCTCTCTGGTGAGAATGTCACATACTCTTTGTACTTAGTGCCGCTCTTTAAAGCATCTCCCATGCGAGTAAGCGCGTCATAGCCGGCTTCGTTATAAATGGCTCCCAATACATCCGTGTAACCTTGAGGCAAAGCATCAGAAAGCTTGCGCGGCTCAAATCCACCGCGATTTAAATTGGAGTGAATCTTTTGAAGATCTTCCGTAACCGCCTCATTGGTTGCTTCATCGTAATAAGGAACACCATACGCCTGCAATTCTTCGGCAGTTGTTGGAATTGCGCGCTTCAGATTAACAACATCTTCTTTGGTTAATTTGTCCAAATCAAGAACACGGCTGGCTTTAAGCTCACCCTGCAACACAGTGCCGTTTGTATTGCGCGAAGCAAACTCTTTGGCCGCCTGCTCGGACTCTGTTGTGTAGTAGCCAGCACCAAGATTGCCATCATCAGCGCTTTTAAACTCTTCCCCAACTTTGTGGCCACGGAATACTTTTGTCGCCTCTGTTTTGGCTGGCGGTATTGTTTCAACTGGCTTCTCTGTCACAGGGGCTGGTTTGGGAGCGGTCTTAGGTTTATTAGCCTCAATAAACTTATCAACAACTTGATCAACCTGATCCATGCTCATGGACTTAGGAGCCGGCATTGGTTCACCGCGCTTCATAGCCTCAAGAATTCCAACACTCTGAGAACTCTTGTACTGCTCTTCAGCTTGCTTGACAGTGTCCATCAAACGCTGACCCAGAGGTGTCGTGCTTCCACCCTTGATCAGACCGTTCTCTGTCATCCAAGTGAGTGTTTCCTTTGGCAGTTTGCCCGCATTGCCTTGCCAACCATCAATGATGGCGTTGTAGATCTCAGGCGTACTTGGGCGAGCTTTTGCCTCTGGTTCTTTAGGCATAACCTCTTCAACCAGTTTTGTGCTGGCTGGTTGCTCTAAAGGCGCTTCAACGGCAGCAGCTTGAACAACAGGCGCCTCCGCTGGCCTCTCAACCTTAACTTCAGGCTCTTTTTCTTGGGGGTAATTAACACTGTTAATTAACTCTTGCAACATGGCCTGCGTATCGCGGGACTCAGATTCAGGAGCCTGTATGGTTTCCGCTGGGCCAGCAGGAGGTGCGGGCGGCATAGGAGCTTGAGCAGCCGGTGCAGCTGGAGGTGCGGGCGGCCTACCTTCTGGCGTCAGGAATCCCCTTTGACGGGCCATGAGTTCAGCCAAGCCGCCTTCTGGCTGGACATACTTCTCACGCTCTGGAGCTTTGGCTTCACCTTCACTCAGAGCGCCCTTTACCGTACCGGGGCCAGCACCACCAAGGAAGCCAAGAATAAAGTTACCCGCAGAATCTTCGCCCAACTCTTTGCTTGGAATGACGTTCTTTAGGGTTACATCAGAAGCCAAGCCTTCGCCGGTTTCTTGAACAGCTTCTTCTAAGCCGGATGCAGTGCCAACACCAGCTGTACGAGCAAGGCGGTTTGTGCCAAGCTTGGCGATTGCTTTATCAAATGCACCAGTGACCAGCTTACCAGTCAGGACGTCACCAAATGTAGCAACCAGGCCCTGAAGTGCAGCGCCTGATTCAGCGGCCTTCTTAACGGTCAACTCGCGCGCTTCTTTAGGTGAAGCTCCAGCTGCAATTAACTGTGCATAGATTGGGCTCTTCTGACGCAACTCTGCATCAGGAATCTTGTTTATGTACTCTGCAGCCTTGGTGGCCGCTTCATCAGCCGCCATGGTGCCGCCAACAAAACCACCAGCGCCCGGGCTCTTGGTGACCATGGCCGTAGCAATGACTGGCGCCATAGAACCAAACACATTAGCCGCCTGCAAAGCATAGCCATAAGCATTTGGGTTTGTACCAAAGTCAACTTCACCTTCAAAGATGTTGCCGGTGATCTGTGACTCTTGAAGAGCTTTCTTGGCCTCTGGAGACAGGCTACCAAGAATGTCCTTTTGAACATTCTCGCCAATCTTGTTAAGAGCTTTTGCGCCCGGAATAGATGGGATTGAAGCAATAGTGCGTTGAACCTCAAGCTGCTTTTTAAGTCTATCTTCTTCCGTCTTAGGCCCAAACAGTTTATCCCTCTGCTGCATTAGCAAGGGTGATAAAAGTCTTACTAAACCCGGCTGGACTGCAGACGTCATTGAAGACTCTGGCTGCTCTAGCGCTTGACGAACAACTCCTTTGGCAGCTGTTTCTGTGGCCAGCGGTAATGCAAATGGAGCCTTGGCGCCGGGAGCTATGAACTGCTTGGCAAAGTCGGCCACAGTGGTAAACGCACCGGGCTCATTCATTCTGCCTTGGCCTTCAACCGTGTAATCCAGAGGCGCAGGAACGTCACCAATCACTTGGCCAAGAGGGTCGTAGGTTGGAGCTTCCCTTGGCTCCTCCCTTGGAGCCTTCTTAACTATAGATGGCAAGCCTTCTTGATCGGTATCCTTCTGAGAAACTAACGTATACCCTTCTGGGAGTTTAGTTTTCTGTGGCTCAACAAGAACATACCCAGCTGGTAACGCCATATCTACTCCAAACCAAAATTATTTAACGATTTTACCCTTGGCATCCTTCCATGTGGTGCCCCCATCGGTAGAAGTAATTGTCTCACCTTTGGCGTTTACGGCAGTCTGTACTGTTGATTCAACGCCAACTGGTGCATCTTTTACGCCTTGGTTTGCAAAGATTTGTCTTTCCCTAGCCTCAATCCTACGAAGAATAGTGTTGTATTCGTCTGGAGTAATGCCGGGCTCTTTGGCTTGTGCTGCTAGATTTTGAATTACCTTGTCAATTCCAATTTTGGTCATTGCAAGATTTATTTTTCTTTCTTCAGCAGTAGGCTTAGATGCGATTGTGGCATCGGCAGAGCGTTTGCTCTGCTCATACATACGCTGTTCGTGCGCCTCTTGCGCTTTATAACGCGCTTCTTGAGCGGTACGCTGTTTGGCTTTATCTTCAAGATCAAGTACATCTTTAGAGCGTGAGCCTTGCAGTTCTGCAATCTTACCTTCGCGAGCTTCAATAGCGGCCTTGAGTTTCATTCCATCATCTATACGGCCTTCAGCAAACGCGCGTTGCATCTGCTCAATGTCAGACTGGAGCTTAATAGTCTCAATGGTCTGAGCACGTTCCAGAGCTTGCTGTTTGGCGGCACGTTCTTCTGTGGCTTGTGTAGCGGCGTTATATGATTTACCAAAGCCACCAAAAGCCGCACCAAGGCTACCCATACCCTTTTGCCCACGGGTAGCTTCACCAGCGGCAATCAAAGCCTGTGACAGAGCGGCAAGACCTTGCCGGCCTTCGCCCTCTTGGAACCTAGAGCGTTGAGCTGTGTTCTGGGACTCAAGTTCTGTAGCCAGTTTACCCAATGCTTCACCAGGAGCTTTGTTTAAAATTGCCGCAAATTGAGGATTTGACTCAATAAAGCGTTTGCGCTCATCATCCCTACTGGCAGGCATAGGAAGACCAAAGTCACCCTTTAGTTGAGAAGCTAAGATCCTGTTAGCCAAACCAACGGGAAGTTTGTCTGAGCTGGCATCACCATACGTTCCTGACTCTTCAGCACTATAAGGAGTACCTGGAGGTAAGACTAACTGGTTATTGTCTTCATCAGCAAAAGCAACAATGCCGCCGGGTGCGTAGCTAAACATATCAGGATCAACTGGTAATGTGGCCAGTCCACCGCCAGCCATGCCGGGAGCAGGAATACCGCCGGGCTGAGCCATTTGTTGTGGAGGCATCTTCTGAGCCATCGGAGGGTTCTGCATCTTAGGCATCTGAGGAGCCATCTGGGGCTGTGCGGCAGGCACAGGTTGAGGCATTCCTTCAGGGTTAATCCTCATGTTCATGCCCTGACCAATACCCGGCAAAGCCACTTGTTGGTTTAGTTCACTTTCAAGCTTTTCTTTCACAGAAGCATTAGGAGCCTGCGCCGCGCGTTGCTCCATGTTCTTTCGTCTGTTCATTTCACCCAAAGCCATGTACGGAGGTACCTCTGGGTTTTGCCCGTTAGCATAGGACATGATTGCCTGTGTAGGCAAATCCTTCAGATGTTCTTGAATTTGGATGAGGTTCATTTTATTTACTCAGGTACTTTCTGACCCACATTAAGGCCAAGAGCGCTTAACAATTCACCAACGTTTTTATATCCCAAAGCAGAAGCGGCGGCAGTACCACCTCCTAAAGCAGATAACAGAGCGCCTACACCAGTGATATTGGCGGGCGTATTTGTTACTGATCCTGTAGGCAATCCAGAAATCATGTCACGCTGGAACTGAACTTGTTGGAATGGATACTGACGCTGTTGGTTAAACTCAGCCAGATCAGCCGCAATACCTTCAGAAGTAATGCCGCGCTGTTGAGCACCAGCACCAAGTTGGGCATTAATATTGGCAAGATTGGTCTGGTTCTGAGTAGCACCCAAGTTACCTTGAGCTTGAGCCGCGCTAAGAGCTGTACTTAAACCAGCCAAACCTTGCTGCGCTCCAAACTGTTTAGACTGTTCAGAAGCCGCTTGTGCTGCTTGGCCATACTGCGCCGCTTGCTGTGCCGCAGTCATGCCCTGCTGAGCACCAAACTGGCGTGAAGCCTCACCCTGACGAGCCGCTTCCAAAGCCGCATTAATGTTTCCCTGACCGGCAGTAAGTCCAGCAGATTGGTTAGCCAATGCCGCCTGTAGACCCTGCGCGCCAGCTGTTGTAGCCGCTTGTAATCCAAGGTTTGCACCAAACTGACGAGAAGCCTCACCAGCTTGTTGACCTGCAAGACCATACTGAGCCGCAGACTGAGCGCCAGTCATTGCCTGCTGTTGGTTAAACTGACGAGCTGTTTCTTGAGCTTGCTGTGCAGACATACCATACTGAGCCATTAGTTGAGCGGCAGTCATAGACTGGCCAGCACCAAATTGCTTGGACTGCTCAGAGGCCTGCTGAGCCTGCATATTACGGGCTTGGTCTTGGTTGTACTGACTCATAGCGTTCTGAAACGCTGTGTCGTAACCCTTACCAGTGATACTAGCTAGGTTAGTGCCAAGGTTACGCTGACCTTCTGCGGTCAAGATAGCCTGACGACCACCACCAAACGCGCCAGCTCGCGTCATTGCGGCTTTGTTTTGTTGTTCTGTAATATCAGATTGACGGCGAGCTTCTTGCAATTGAGGGCTTAGAGATGCCTGCAAATACGGGTTCATGTATTGCTGAGCTTGCTCTCCACCAAACGTTCCAGAGCTAAACGCTGTGTTTTGGTACTGGCCGGGAGCGTTAAACTGGTTTGTAAAGTTAGTGGCTCCAGATTGTGTTGGTGCTTGAAACTGGTTACCAAACGTGCCGGCTTGATATGCGCTAGGAGCATTGAACTGAGAAGATACAGTATTGGCGTTTAACTGGTTATATTGAGGACCACCAGAAGGCGTATACGCACCGGGAGCATTAAACTGGCTTGTAAACTGAGTTGGGGAATACCCCATGTTCTGAGCTTTAGATGCAATATCGCCAGCCGTGGTGGCCGCTTGACCAATACTAGCCGGAACTGTTAATGAGCCAATACCTTGAAACGCCTGATTTTGCAGATCAGAAGCGCCAGCAGTCAGCGGTCCTTGATATGCCTGATAGGGCGTTTCAGATAAAGCTTGAGCCTTGCCAAGGTAATTGGTAATGTAAGGAGCCGCCCAATCGGCTAGGCCTTGGGTGTTTGTCGATCCTGAAGGTAGAGTTTCTCCGGCCATAACAGCTCCTTATGCGGGTAAATATTTATGTGCTTTTGTGTCAGCAGCTACGTTCTTTGTTTTGCGGCGGGCTTTCTGGACACGATCCATCATCCCGTACAGTTTGTCAGCGCCAGACTTTGTGTCGCCGTTACCTAGTTCAGACACAATGCGCGCTGGTACAACAAACTCACCTGTGGCTAAGCGGGCTGGTTGTTTACCACCGATTGTCGCAGGAATTGAGTCAGATACACCATCGCCGGGACCACGCAATAGACGGCCACCATCTGAATAACCACCCAGATTAGACATACCACCACCGGCCAGTCCCATCAAACCACCTTCGGCCGCTTTGGCTGTGTAAGTTGTTGGTGAGAAGTAGTTAACACCACCAGCTCCGGGGCGTCCTACTGGAGCATATGGGAGTTGTGAACGATTGGCAGACAAAGCAGGAATACTAGAGGCCGCGCTTGAGCCACCACCCTTGCTGTTCATCATGGCCATCATTGCCATTAAAGCCATAATCAAGCCGTTGTTGTTTGTGCCGGGTGATGCGGCCGTAGGTTTAGCGGCAGTTTTTGATGTGCTTGTAGAGGCTTTAGAACCGCCGGGAGTGGATCCTGTACCACCAGTAGCACCAACATAGCCAGAACTGCTAGAGTTCAATGTGCCGTTTTTGACGAGAGCTTTAACTTGATCTTCATCCAAATAAGATGATTGACCAGTTGTTGGATCCAAAATTGTGGCTGTGCCATCGTCATTAATCATAACTCTGTTGGTTCCAACAGTCTGATATTGGCTACCAAATCCACCAGCTGGATTGAAGTTCTTATTAAACTCATCCATCATTTGCTGAGATACGCCGCTATCTTGAACGTCATAACTAGGAGGTGTATAGTCACCCTGCTGCATAGCTCTGTAACGAGCAAGCTCATCTGGCGACAGGTTCTTCAAAAAGTCTTCATTTACTCCGCCAGATAACGAATTTAATACATCATCAATATTTGCTGGAGGAGGTGCTTGTTCTTCCTCAAAATAATTAAATCCACTTGGATTAATTAAAGAAGACAAATTGCCCATGTAGTCGCCACCAGTATCTTCATCCATGGTTTTTTCCTTTCCAGTAGCGGGCTCTGCCGCAGTTTCGGTTTTAGTTCCCAGTGTATCTGTGACAGCCTTGTTTATCAAGTTATCAACAGCTGGTTGTTCTTCTTGAGTTGGCAATTGACCTAGTAACTTATCAAGGTCAAATGGCATATCTTGAATAACGGGCTTTTCTTCTATTTGCGGTACTTCTTGAGGAAGCGTTCTACTCTCTACAGTAGGCTCTGCATATGGCTGCAAACTACGCAATAACTCATCAATACTGGCCGGCTCTTCAGTAACTGTAGGCTGAGCAACGGGCTCCTCTGCCACAGGTTGAACAGCTGGTTCTACAATTGGTTCAGGCTGTATTTGACGTAAGAGCTCAGTAACATTTGTAGGCTCTGGTGTAGGCTCTGGCAAAATTTGCTTTTTAGCCTCTGCATTTGCCCTGTCAATAGCATCCTGTTTATCTTTAGCTTCTTGAGTTTCCCGGGCAACTTGCTCTTCATAAGCTTTCTGATCTGCTTCAGCTTGTGCCCGCTCTCTGTCAATAGCCGCCTGTCTTTCAGCCGCAGCTTGTGCATCTTTTGCTACTTGAGCATCATGCTCTTCTTGGTCAGCTTTGGCTTTAGCTTGCGCCCGTGCATCATCCGCTTGTTTAGCTTCTGCCGCCGCTTTGTCAATAGCGTCTTGTCTTTCCTTGGCCGCTTTAGTCTCTTGGGCTACTTGTTCATCATGAGCTCTTTGAGCGGCTTCAGCTTCTTCATTTGCTTTTTGAATAGCAGCTTGGCGCTCTTGAGCATCTCTATCTGCTTGCTCTTGGTAAGCCTTTTCTCTAGCCGCTTGCTCCTGTGCAACTCTTTCCGCAGATGCCTGTTGTTCAGCAACATTAATACCAGGAGCGGCCTTCTCTTTGAGCGGTTCCAACTGAGCAAGCAATTCATTTATGTTTTGAGGTTCTTGAGAAACAGTTACAGGCTCTGGCTCATACCCAATCTGCTTTAAGATCTCATCGTTACTTGGACCTGTATCTGTACTTGGCTGGTCAGGCATCTTTGGCATGATAGATGCCATCATGTCTTCATATGTCTGCGGAGCTGGTGCCGCATTCCTTGCTTCAGCTACAGCACCACTGGCCAAAGATGACGCTTTGCCTACTAAAGCATTCTGTATGGCTTGGTCGATAGGAGTGCCAGTAGCAACAGCCGCTATCAAGTTTGATGTGAGGTTTTTGTCTGTAGCAGACAGACTATCAAGACCCGGCAATTCACCAATAACACTGTTAACACCAGACCCAACAACATTACCCAACAACGCCTGTCCAAGATCAGCTTTACCGCCGCTACCAACAAACTGCTGAGTTGTCCTAGCCGCAATATCTGATCCTGTTTTACCTAATAGATCTGTAATACCGCTAGATCCAGAGATCAAGTTACCGGCCTGTCCACCCAAATAAGACAGGGCTGTACCTTTGACAATATCGCCAAGGTTGCCACCGGCCAGTAATTGGATGCCAGCATTGGCCGCTAGTTGGGCAGGCAAAGACAATCCACCAGTAGCCGCCGCAATAGCAATCTGACCAAGCGGCCCAAGATCTTTCATGATATTGGCTAGGTCATTAGATGATGCACCTTGCGTGTAAAAGATTGGATTGCCCTGCGCATCGAACTGTACGCCATAGCCAGTATTGCCCTTACCCGCAAACGTACCGCCAAAGAAGTTACCAGTCTGGCGTTCACTATACGTAATTGGTACAGCCTGCTTTGTAATTTTGTTGCCAAATACTTCTTGTGTTCCAACTGGGGCGCTGTAGTCCGTCCAACTACCAGCCTCGCCATTGAATTCATTGGCTTGGACAAGACTTGGGTCTACGGGCTTACCCCGTAAATCTACAAACCCACCTCTACCATCTGGATAAACAGATTCATTGATACCAGTCTGAGTGAACTTTCCAAACTGCTTGATGTCTGTAATACCAATGCCGGCAAGAATCTTGGCCATGTCGGCTGCATTCTTTTCAGCTGAACCAAAACCTTCACCAGACCATTTACTGGTTAAACCTTGCCCAAGAATCTGATTTGTAAGTGCATCAATTGCTTTTGGATCAGGACCAACTGGTGCCGCAGGTTGGGCAGGGGGCACTACAGGTGGAGGTTGGACAGATGGTAAACCAAAGACGCCAGTGTTTTCCTCTTGAGCTACTTGCTCAACAACAGGAGGAGCAAAAGGCGTTAATGGCTGTGCTATTGGTTGAACAATTGAAGGACTTGGCTGGACTATGGGTTGAGGAATAGGCTGAATAACCTGCTGTACTTGCTGGACTTCAGGTTGAGGCGCTACTACAGGAGCAACAGGCTGGACTATAGGTTGAACTATAGGCTGTGCTATAGGTTGAATTACGGGTTGCTGAATAGGTAAAGACGTTATCCCAGAAGGGATGAAGTTATCAAATTCATCCCCACCAAAACCACCAGTGTCCTCATAGTTCATGAGGTAGTTTTCGTCTCTTCGGATTGCCATTATCCAACCTTCCAATTAGTGCCGTCAGAGTATACGGGTGTAGCAACAGCACCGCCACCAGAAACCGTAGACCCAAACGTAGGAAGCAAAGCATCAGTTACAAAAGACCTTGCGCCTTTGCCAGATGTCACCGCGCTTGGTAATGTTGCCACTGTGTAGTTCGTCAGTGCTGGGATAATCTCATCTGTCTTTAGTTGATTCAAAATAGCATCAACCCTGTTGAAGTACAAACGAAGCACGTTGTTTAGCTGATCGGCGTATTGCCGTTCATACTGCATTGGAGACAGCGGTAAGTTAGGCGAGGCAACCTGATTGATTTCAAAGTCAGAAATAACAATCATGAATTACCTCTTCTGCCGTCTTGTTTGATGTCAATACGGGGTGAACCCAACTGCCAAGCGCATCCTAGCTGATTAGACTCAATTTGAATAATCATCTGACGGCCTCGCACCCTGACGTACACCTGACCTGTAAACTGCTCAATCACAGAAGTCGATGTACGGGTTACTGTGGCACTTGAGTTACCGCCTACAGAGATAGGATTGTTATATCCAGAGCCTGAGTTCTGCATGGGGATTAGCGACATT